GTTAATGAACATTGCTGTGATATCGGCTATACGGTCAGAAAAGAGGTAAATATGTCAATTTCAAAAAGTATTTTATTAAATGGCGAATACGCGATTCCGCGTTTGATGCTACATCCGCACTACTACGCAAGCGAGTTTATAGAGTGCGATTGGATAGTATGGAGTAGAGCATGGTATTCTGAATGCTTACACGCTTACACATATGAAAATAACGTAAAGATAGCATTTGAATGTCTTTATAACATTGTAAATGCAAAAAGTGTAAACATATGGCGACCATATGATTTAAGAAAAGATGACACATACATTCAAACAGTGAATGAAAAAGACAATGTTTATGAAATACATTTGTATAAAGTAAAATTAGGACATTATCACGATATGATGTATTTGTATTGTGAACAATGGAATAAAGAACGTGGAGTTCATTTTAGTATTGGAAACGGTTCATCAATAGAAAAAATATATTAAAAAGAGAGGTAATAATATGAAAATATATAACATAAGTGAACTAATAAACAATGAAATAATTTTCGGGTATAGAACTGGTGTGGGTTTCGTAGAATATTCGAACAAAACAGGAGAAAAAATTCGTGATGGAAGAGAAAATGTAAAAGTAGGTTCTGTTAATGTTTACCAGCTTAAAGTTAATCGTGGACATTTATATAAAAACGGAAAAAGGATATTTGAAAATGTCTGTGTTGTTTACACAAATACTACACCAAAATTTTTAAAAAACATATTATCTGAAAACGATGGTTTTTGGAAAATAAAAAAGGGGGGTAGAATATAATGTGTGATGAAATGAAGTTAGAAATTATAAATTTCATGAAAAAATATTTTGTGACAGCTGGTTATCCTGTTGTACACGTTAAAGTTAATAAAGACGGTGACACGGTTCATAATCTTTATATAGCAAAAAAAAGAGTAAACATAGTTTTTAATTTTGATAAAAAAGAAATAATAGTAATTGATGAAAAAGGAAAAAAATTAACCTATGACATAGGTCTTATTTTAAGAACTATGATTATACTATTATAAAGGGAGATGTAAAAAATGCTACAGCAATTTATTTTTAATCAAATATGCATAACTCTTGAAAAATATGCGGTAGAATATAAAGTCAAAGAAAATGTTATAACTTTAGATAAAATTGAAATGGAAATATATGTTGATTGTTTCTGTGGTATTTCAATTAAATATAAAAACAAGTTACATTATTTTCATTCTGTTGACTTAAAAGATTGTCTTATTTATATTATAGATAAAGTAAGAATAGTATAATAAAAAGAGAGAGTTTTACTCTCTCTTTTTTATTTTATTTCGGATAACCCACGACAGAAATTGCTAGTAAATCTGAACCGCTTGCAATTGTCTGTGGTACGGCAATATTAACAGCATTTTGTGAATTTACAATCTGACAAGATGACGTGATATCTTGGCCGTTAGATACAATTGTAACATTTATTAATTTTACATCGTACATTTGTGAATCAGGAAATTCTACTGACGTGTAGTAGGTATCTGAACTTGATGAACCGGTTGTAAAATTATAATTTTTATAACACACAACGGTATATCCCTGATACGTTTTATAGTTAAATGCTACACCAGTGTTTCCACCAGACAATGGAGAAATTGAAATATTAGTATTGTCATCCACATAATGATTTGTTCTCGATTCAATTCTTCTGAAATTCATTTTCATGAATGAACAGCCAATTATGATTAATGATAATTTATTAACATTTCCTGAAAAATTTGCTGCATCATCAATTTCCATAACACCGCTCTGAAAAGCAAGACAATTCTGAAAAATGATAATATTGTCTACCCCAGTATAAACAGAATTGTGGAGGTAAACATCTCTACCAGTATACCCACGAAATTCACAACTATTAAATCTTAATCGCGTGTGGTCATTCGAACAACCTATTCCTAACCCAGCATTTCTTTCCGCGAACATAATACAATTATTAAATTGCGTTTCATGATATTTTGCTGAATCGCTCGAATGGGTATGACCACCCCCTTCATAATGAACAGCATACCCATTCGTTAAATTGTTAAAAAATCGAATATTATTAAATATTACAAAACCTGTAATATATACAGCACCGTTTAAAGCGGTTGTTTTTGCTACTATGCTAACCTCACCGATTCCTGTAAAAGTTATACCAGAACGGTTTGACAAGTCAATATCTTCTTGATATGAGCCTTGCATTATTAAAATAGTGCAGTTATTCGGGTAATTATCATCGCCACTTGTTTTTATATCACTCCTACTATAAATATAATTTAAACAATTTGTAATAGTTGTAAAATCTCCATTTCCTTTATAGTCCACAATAAAAATGTTTCTATTTGCGATAGGAATAGTCATAAAGTTTTCTTTTATATCATTAACATTAATTTCTATTGAATTAACTTTATTTGTAATATTTGTAACATTCGTTTTTAAGCTTGAAACATCAGATGATAACGTGTTTACCTTATTATCATTTGATTTTTTGTAATTACTTAATGCATTACTTGTTTCACTATCTCTAATTAAAATTTCTTTTCCGAATAGACCGAATTTATCAACATAATCTGGCATTATTTTTTCACCTCTCTTACTGTTTAGTAATCGTTATCGTTTCTGTTGAACTACTATAAGCTATATTATAATTATTAATAGCATTTAAATCTGATTTAATATTTGTGATATCAGATTTAATTTTAGTAACATCCCCCTGTATGGTTGCTATATTACCTCTTGCTGGGGCATCCTTTATGTTAATTGTTTCATTATTCAGTAAAAACTTTGATACATCCATGTTTATTTTCCTCACTTTCAATTTTTATTTCTTCATTTTCTAAATTGTAATTGTGTAAACAACTTGTTACATTTATTTCATATGAAAAGATAATTTTATTATTTTCTTTATCATACGTTGCATTTCCTAACACAGAATCAAGTATTTCCAACACTTTTTCTGATGTTTCACAAGTAAAAATTTTTTCTAACTCTGTAAGTCTGCTTAAAACTTTACATAAAACTTGATAATAACTTAAACTTTCATTATCATATTCAGTTGGGGTTATACCATAAATTTTACACAAATCATTATAATTATTACAATGCATTTAATACACCTCGCTATCTAATTTCTATAATTGCCTCAATATTACCACTTCTACCATTAATAATTTCATAATATTTTAAATATTCATATAGTGCTTTTGTTTCATCAGGTGCATTATTTTCATATTTATCAAGGAATAAATTACTCATTAATATAGAAGTTGAATATATTCTTTTTTTAGCTACATATGTTACTAATTTAGATACCATTTTTATCTCCTTTTAAAAAATTTGCATAAATAATTCCTCAAATTCGCTTAGTAATAATTCGTCAATATTTAAAATCATTTCTCTATATGTTTTATACATTTCGGTTTTATTACTACCTGTAAATTCTTTTCTAACAACTTCATTCTCAGAGCCATTTCTATTTTCTGCCTTATTACTTGTTTCATTTCTACTAACAGTACTTGAAGAAACACTTTTTCCTGAATCTGTAGAATCGCTTTTACTGTTTTCAGAATTATTAACATTTGTAATATTTTCGTTGCGTTCAAGTAAACTTGCATAAGCATTACTGGTAATAGTGCTTTGTGGTTCGTCACTTCTCAAGTTTTGACTATTATTATCAGTGTTAGAAGTACCCGAATTAGTATTATTCGTTACATTACTATTATTACTTGTAACATTTGCATTACTATCTGTTTTACTCGAATTGCTGTTAGATTCTTCTACGATATCCGTATTGTTTTTATTTCTTGTTGTAGTATCTGAATTTAAAACCTGTAAGTCATCCAACGAATTTATTAATGATTTATACAAATTTTTATAATATGGCATTTTAATATTTAATCTATTATAAACTCTATCTCTCCATAAAGCTGGGGTTTCAAGTCCCATTTCTTCATATAGATACTTATTAATAAATTTATTAATAAATTCATTTTTATCGTTTACAGAATCGTTATAAAAATTAAAATCTTTATTGAAAACAAGACTTTTTGCAATCTGTTTAACATTATCAAGTGAAGTATTTTCATTTCCAATCATTCCAACTGCCCACTCATAAATGGATAATGTGTATTTACTCACTTTCAGCACCACCTTTTTGTATTATTTCCGAAATATAATCGTTACCTAAATTAACAAGTGTAGCTATTTCAGAATTGAATTTAACATTTATGTCTAAATTAAACATATTGTTTATTCTTCTTTCTGCAAGTTTTCTTGCATTTAAACCGATATTTCGCTGAATCTCAACATATCCGTTGTTTCCTGAAACCTCTCCTGATACAAGTCTTTCCTTTTTATCAGATGTAAACGATTCGATACCACACCAGTTTAAAAAGTCATTAAATTCACTTTTTAATTCTGCCCGCAGTCTATCTGCTTTAAACTCTACTTGTAAATCAATCGGTTTTATTTTATCTACATCAAACATATCTTTAATAAATATGTAATCTTTTCCCTCGTCAATCTGATTTACAATATTTTTAGAAGAAAGTAATGTATCTTTTGTTGTAGCAATAGAAATTGAATTTTTCTGTAACGCAATATTTTTCATATAAATTACATAAATATAAGCCATTCTTTCCGCGTATAAACAAAGGGTATTAAAATCTGGTATGAAGTCGTTATTGTTATAAATAATAACAGCATTTTTTGAATTTAGATTTCTTGAATATCCGTTTGCTGCATATGCTTTCCATTTCTGTGGAATATTATACACATTCATTTTACCTGATAAATTAACAAATGTTATTAAAAACTCATTCATAATTTCGTCGTAGAAAAAAACACATACGCCATTCATTAATAAACTTCTTTCAAGAAACCACGGTTCAATCTCTATGGGTAAATTATCCCACACGAACCGATTAACGTATATATTCGTTAATCTTGTTAAGAAATTATTATATAAAATATTAAAATCGGTTGTAATAAGTTTAGCCTGATTCTGTGTTTTTAATAATTTCTTTTCATTTAATCTAAAATCAATGTTGTTATACTGATTTGTTAAATTATACAATTTTATTACACCTCTTTTCTACCCATTGTTATTTACATCGAAATTTCCTATATCATTTGTATGCCAGACAAAGACCCCTTTATTAAAAATACTTTGTAAAGCTGTTAAATAATTATTACCACACGAACCTTGTAACACACAATTAGAAGTCTGAATATAGTTCCATAAATTTCGATTATTCATGTTTGGAACTTTAATTTTTTTTGTTGTATAACCATACACACTTAAAAAATCATCAACACTCTTGAAATCTCTGATAGAGTATGAAATTACGTCGGTTTGATTTCTATTGATTGCTGTGTTAATAGAACTTGACCCGATTGCACCTACAGAACCATTCGGTTTCTGTGAAGCCTGTTTATACTGTGCATCCATAGTCATTTCATAAATTCCTTGATTCAAATTGATACCAGCTTGATTTAATAAAGTAGATGTAGCACTATTTAATACTCCTGTAATATTTCCCGATATTGCGTTTGAGATACCACCGATTGTACCCTGTGTAATATTTGCTAAACTAGAGAACTCTGTTCTCATATTTTGAGCCTGTGCTGCGGTAGCAAGTGTGATATTGTTAGCATTTAGCCACTGTGCATAAGCATTTCCAGATGTGACACAAGTTGGAAAGTTTGAATGTACGATAGATTCATTCCTAAATTCATCCTGATTGTTATAATCTATCGGATATGAAATTATTGTTGGTGTGGTACAAAGACAACCTGTCGTTCTAACTGTTAGTGTGTTTTTGTCATTTGATAATTCAAAACGTAATTCCATACTACCTCCCGAATTATTATCCACCTGAACGAAACAATATGGATTCGTATACAATTTTTTATTTTTTGGAATATACCCATTAAATAAATTTGTAACATTTACACTAACATTTACAGTGTTAGCTAATACTGGGTTTTCGGGGTCTGTCAAATCGCCGCAAAAAGTAGGACACATTTGTATCTGAATTATTTCGGATTCTTTACCTGCTAAAATTAACATTGCTAATTGTGGTACTATTGTTATATTTGTACCCGAAAAAATATTAACTCCAGAAAATACGTTGTTCATGCCACCGTAATACATTTTTACACCTGTCGCTGACTCTGTCGCTGTTGTATAAACTAAAACATTCATTGTGTTATATGTAACAGATTGTTTTTCGGATAACATATATTCTCCCGTGCTTACTGGTTCGGGTAACGTGTTATTTCCAATCAAATCCTCACTTCTATTAACGTGTTCTCTTTCCACAAAGCAAGGCAATATTTTACATCCATAGAAATATGTTTGAAATATATCTATTTTAAATGTAAATTCTACAACGGTTTGAGAAATGTATGACATATCCATAATAAAAGCAAAAAACATATTGTTATTATTTTTAAAACATAGATAATTTGCATTTGCAAGTGTTACAGAATAATCACACGCAACTTTAATTCTATTGTTTTTAACAGATGTACAAGTGTATGAATATATTTCTTTTGATGTAACATATTCCCAAGCTTTTTCCTTATTTGAAAACAACCTAACATTTTTATATTCGGAATCCCACGGAATTGCACTACAAATATGAATTTCTGAATTTATTAGTATTCCTGTAATATCTGGTACGTTAGGAAAATCAATCATATTTTTACCTCACATTCTACCCTACATTTTGTAGGGTAGATATTAAATAGTTGTTATACGGTTACTGTAATCTGTTTAGTTGCAGAAACACTCGGATTGTACCTACTAGTCGCTTTAATTGTTATAGTTTTAGCAGTTTCGTTTTTATCAACAATCAAAATACCAGAACCAGAAACAAATGCTGTAGTATTACCTGTCACTGTTCCTACTATTTCCCAGTCTACCGCCTGAGGAATAACCGCTCCCTCGGTTGGTTTTGAATCAGATATTTCAGCTTTGTATACTGTCTGAGAATCTTTTGTAATAGAATCTGAACCCGAAATAGTGATTTCATCTCCTGTAATTGGGTTCGACGTAAAAACTACACAAGGTCTAAATGGAGAAATTGAAAACATCTCCCATAAATGATAGAAGAAATTCCATCTTAAATTATCTCCACGATAGTTTTCCGCAAATTCACGGTGCTGTTCTCTAATATTAAAGAATCTTACATCTGTAATAAAACCGTAAACATTTGCCGGAAGTGAATCTACGATAATAGTCCTTGTAGAAACTTCTGCTTTACTCATGTTAAATGCATAAGCTAAAGCGTTTACATCAATTCGTGCATTAATATCGGGAGTTGTTATAAACACTAGGTCGGATGGCTGTGCAGTCGCATCCGAACCCGCATAATTGTATTTTGGGTTAGGAAATCTTAATGTATCAATAGTAGAACGTATCATAATTAACATTTCTTTAATATTTGCTTCTGTTGATGGTTCTGGGACTTCAACTGGATAAATACATCCGTGTTCATAACCCTGTGTTAAAAGGTTCTTTGTTACTAAATATTCCTTGTAACTAGCTGAACTGTAAAGTACATCTAATTTTGCATTTATTAAAGACTGTAAGCCGTACTCATCTCTAAACGCGTTTCGTAATTCTTCGTATGAAATTGTTACTGCCCATTTTTTTCTGAAATTTACATCATGAAATGCAGTCATAATATTTGATTTATACAGCTGAAATATTTCTTTTTCATCTGAAAAAAAGTTGTAATCTGAATCTTCAATCATATTTACAAAGATTTCCTGTTCAGTCTGACCGTATCGCATAGGTGCTTTTTTTAATTCTGCTAATTCATTTTCAAATAACATTTTATTAACAGAAATGAAACCTATCTGTGTTACTAAACTATTTACAAAATCATTTCTAAGGGTTCTGTTCTGCATAATGTTATCGTAAACACTATTAATATCTGATAAGTCGGCTGGTGTAAAAGATGAATAAACAGCACTACCCGAGTTTCTGTTCATTGCACTAATAATTTCAGCATTTGATGCCTTTAACATAATTGTAATACCTCACTTTCTTATTCTAACAATTCTGAATAATCACTTTCTTCTTTTTCTTCTACATCTTCTTTTTCTTCAACATCTTCTTTTTCTTCTTTTTCGGGGTTGAACCCTTTAAAACGTGCAATATATTTTTCACGCAATTCCTCGTATTTTGTTCTAAAGTCGTCGCCCTTTTCTGTGTTATTTTCTTTGTTTTCTAATGCTGTTTTAATTACATTTAATTCATTGTCAACAGTTTCGATATCGGGAATCTTTTCAATAACAATGTTTAATGCCTCAAGTTCTGTCATATTTTACCTCACTTTCCGCCGTATTGTCGATACGTCAGCATTTATTAATTATATTAAATTGTTGTTAATTAAGTATTGTACTGCTGAATAGTCTGAACCTAACGCTGATTTTCTTTCCTGACCATTTCCAAAATTACCGTTTTTTGTCTGTGTGACTAAATTATAAAGTCTGTTTACCTCATTCTGTACTTTTTCATATTTTCCACCGAGTACAGCTTTTCTTTCTAAACCATCCCCATATTCTCCACGGAAAACAGCTAAAGCAATTTCGGTCACATTCCCTGAATCACCTAAATTGTCAAACCTTGTTAAATTGTTTGAAGTAATAATTGATTTTAATGTTTCTGTGTAGTTTGGGTCTGTCGCGTATGCTTTTAAGTGTTCAACAGCATTAATAAAATCGTAATTATTAACAGCACCTGTATAGTATGATGATTCTGTTAATAAATTGTAATAATCGGCTACAGCCGACTTTAAGGAATCGTAAGCACGAAAACATCCACCCTCTGCAACTTTAACATTATCGTAATATTCATGTGTTGTTGAATTGTAACAACTTCCACCCCATGAGCTAGTCGATTTAATTCCAAACGGAGCATTATATCGCATCATTGTTTCTGACTGACCATACCCTGTTTCTAAGCAAGCCTGAGCCACACAGATAGATGGTAAAATATGTTTTGTTAAGGAATTGTTAATCTGATTCGCTAATTCGCCGATTGTTTCAATAAATTCATCTTTATACATCTTTTTTCTCTCCCTTTAAAATTGATTCTTTTAGTTCGTAAAGTGCATTAGTGTTGTTAGTTATGCACTCACTTGTTTTTTCAATAATTTCCTGTAATTTTTCATTAACATTTTTTAATTCCTGTCGGTTTGAATCGGTTACTTTAAAAACATAATAACCCAGTCCAAGACAACACGCAATCGGAAAACCAACTGTGGAAATTATAGAAACAACTTCATTCATTATGTTACCTCTCTTTCTTTTTTAAATATATTGAAAACAGTCCCTCATTGAGTTTCTGATTCTCACATTTTTATAATAAATATTTCCCGATTTGTAGAAATAACTTATTAACATTTTAAATTTATCAGAAATAATTGGATAATCTGGTGTAATATCCTCTTTAAAAACAGAATATTTTTCTTTAAAAGATTCGTCAATTTTGTCTGTTATCCACATCGTTCTTACATCGCTAAAAATACCATAATTAATATTTTTATAACGTATTGTTACAGTGTATATGAAATCTCTATTTATTTTGTTTCTAATGAATGAAACCTCATCATCCAAGTAAAATTCATTTTTTATCATGTATTTTTCTTGTTCTGTACCTTTTATTAGTTCTGCTATAATTGTGTCATTCGCTTGTTCTATAAATGTTGTATCTGTATTATATTCTAACACAACCATTTTATTAAATTCTGTGTAAAATTGTTTTTTATTTGTTAAATTTGTTATGTGAAAAAAATCAAAATAAGGATTATATTTAGAAACACTGTTTGCAAGTAAGTAAAATTTACAGGTTTCAGCTGGATTTTTTGCTAATCGAATGATTGTTGAAACGATGGACATAAAAGAACTCGAAACCTCATTGTTAAAATAATGGTGAATTGTGTCCTCTATAATAAATTCGTCATAAATTAATGTTTTATAATCTACAAAACTAGCTGATTTTATAGTCTGTGATTTCGCAAGCCATAAAAATTCGCCCATTTTTCTTGAAATCTTTTTTTCTTTTCCTGAATCGGTTTTTATTTTCTTAGTTAAAAAAATTTCATTTCCAACTACTTCAATACTTTCGTTTTCATCAAGAATGGACTTCATGTCGTCGAATAATTTATCTTTTATGCTTTTAATTTCCTCATAATATCGACGCATATAAACAAATTTATTTCCATTTTTCTTAAATTGCTTAATACATTTTTCCTTTAATGCATAGGTTTTTCCGATAGACCTTGCACCAACTATAAAATTAATAATTCTGTTATAACTATCTATTTTATTTAATTTATAATATTTTATTTTTTTTCACTTCCTTTAAATATCCATCCTGTTTTTTTTCAAAACAGGGTGGATATAAATTTATATATTTGGACTTGAAAATGTTGTAATAATCGGTTAGGAATTTCCCGAATAATGTAATAAACACAGTTCCCACTGTTTTCCTTTAATTATTACATTTATTACATACTTATTTCAGCCACATCTTTATATTAACACATTATTACAATTCTGTCAAGTAGTTTCTACCGCATTTTATAACTTGTTTCTACAAGAAGAACTCCACCGTCAACTTGTTTTGGTCTTAGTTTGCATGGTAGTTCAAGTCCTACTTTAAAGTCTGTAATATCTTTGTATCTTTTTTCATCTCTATTATAGTTTCCGTTTTTATCTTTTTTAAATAAAAAGATTTCATATTTTTCTTTTTCTTGTTCTGTCAGTTCGTTTTCTATTGATTTTATAAATATTTTTTTTGATTTTTCGGGCATACCCGCACACTTTACATTGTAATAATAACCTTTTTCATTTTTAACTTTTTCGCCAGTATAAATTCCAATTTCATTTTCTGTTAAGTTCTCTTTATCTACTTTTTCTATATACGTTTTTTGCCTTACAAATATAGATTCTGTCCAGTGTGTTTCTAATTTCCAACAACAAAATTTTGTACTATGTACTTTAACACCTTTAAATTCGTCAGGTTCTAAATCGCAGTGGATTGAATCTGTATCTGCATAAATAAAGCCACGTTTATCTTTGCCATAATAATTTTTTTGAGCTGCACGAATTGTAAAATTTCTTGCATAACTAGTAATTGCAGACCCGCATGGAATAAACCATGTATCTTTTTTGTGTTCTTCTACAACGTAAAAACCAAGACTTCCATCTTCTTTAATATACGCAACTTTAAAAGAAGAATCTGAACTTGTTGCAAGTTTACCGTACAAATTATTTAAAAACAATTTTGCTAAAGTTCGCATTGCACCTGTACTTTCTTCTTTTATTTTTCGATATCTGTTAATATATTCGTCAAAAATTCCTACTTCTGCATGAAAATATGTGATATCGTGAATTTTTAAATTTGTAATATTATAGTGTTCTTTAAACAATTTCCAATCAGTTTCTGTCATTGTCAATGTTACCGTTGCTAATTTTGTTTTGCCGTCGAAATCGATAAAATATGGGTTATAGCTTTTTGTTCTTGTATCCCATATATCGCTAGTTTCCAAACACTCTGTCCCATCATACATTAAATTATTTTTAATTTGTACAAATGGTAAATACCCCTCTTTTATTTTAAATCTACAAGTAAAATGTATAAAATAATAATATTTATCTTTATTTTGTAACATTTCAGCGGGAATTGTTTCTCCTTTTTCAATCTCAAAATAAAAAGGTTTTCCGACAGGAAATTTGTTCCCTGATTCGCTGCTCATCATAGAGGGGTATAGACTATTTACATCGGCTGTTGTTCCTTTCCCGAATTTTTTATTTTCTTTGCCTTTTACAACAAAGCACCACCCTCCTCGATATGATTTACGAACCCATTCATCAAAATTGTCATTTTTGTTTCTAACCTTTATTTTAGTTAAGTCGGGAAATAAAACTTCTTTGTTGTTTGGTGTACCAAATTTATCATCAATTAAATTATTCAGTTTATTTTCCTTTATTATTTTTAAATATTCAGATTTACAACAAGAGCCAATTGTTAATTTTGTATGACCTTTTTCATACATGAATTCGATGCATTCTTTTAAAACTAATACGTCGTTTTTTATATATTCTATATCTTTTTCATTACATTCAGATAAAGACTTTACAGACTTGTAATCCATTTCAGTCTTTCTGTGTTTTGTTTTAAATGCTTTTCCACAATCTGATAAAGAAAAAGGTAGTAATTTTAAAGAATCACGGATATCAATAATCTTATTATGTACTTTTAATGTTAAAGAATAAAACTGTCCACGGTCTGAAATTGAATAAATAAATTCATTATTTAACATTTCTTTTTCTTCTTTAAAATAACCAGCACCTGTTTTTTCATCTGTAATAACAAAGGCTTGCTTATAATTATTTTTTAATAAATAATTAATATAAAATGAACCATCAAATTTTAAATTATGATAATACAGTAACACATCTTTCTTTAATCCTGTTATGTAATTTAATGTTTCTGTTATATTATTAAAGATTTTTACATCTTCTGTGTTTAACTCAACTAATGCTGATGACCACACAGCTGTTTTATTTTGTGATTCTGTATTTTCTTCTACTATTGTTTCAAAATCACAACAAAATATAGTGTGTTTTTTCATTAATATCACTCCTCATAAATATCTTCTATATTTTTTAGTTCATTCACATTATAATTTTGTGAAAAAAGCATATATAATTGTGAAAGAGAAAGTTCGACTATATTTTGGTCTGAATCTCTTAATGCTGTATCAATTAATGCATTTATTCTGTCTGCGTTACTATTCAAATAAGAAAAATAAGAATCAGATTTGTTTCTTTCGTAAACTTCTCTTATACCTCTTATGTTATTTTGTGTAATATTTTTAATATTACCGCGTATAAGTTTTCCGTTTGAATCATGCCAAACTTTTTCATCTTCTAATGCAAACAAAGATTCGATAGAATTTTTAAGAACCTCATCAATTCGTGTGGCAAGATATATACCACCTGTTTCAGGAATATCAGGTGTATCGTTAAAAATCTCTCCACCAAAAAATTCTAGTTCGGCTTTCTTTTTTGCTTTTCGTGTTTCAGCAGCTTTTTTTGCAGAACGACTTCTAAGGATATCGAGTCCACGTTCGCCACTGGTAGATTCTCCTGTTTCTTTGTCAGCTAAAAATCTCATTTGTGAAATTAATTTTTTAGCTGTTAATTTTTTAAGGCGGTTTACACTCGCTCTTGTGATTTTTTTAGGTACTTCTGGGATATTTGACATAAAATAGAAGTCCTGTTTTTCTTTTTTATTTATGTAATTTTGGATTCTTTTTCTTTCTCTATAGTAGTCTTGTTCAAGGTTACTTCTTTTCTTTCTTGCCATGTTATTACCTCACTTTCTTAAATGTTTCACGTGAAACATGAAATGTTTAATACAAAAGGGTATACCGTTTTTTAACGATATACCCTTTTACAAAATATAGAATTTTTGTGGCTGTTAGAATAACAGCGGAAACGATTTTAATTTAATACAAAAAGATTATTTTAATTATTTATTAGTTACTTTTTTCTAAACAAGTGTACAATCTACGAAATGTCTACCCGCTTTAGATTCGCCAGACACTTTTTTGATTGAAAATGGTTCATTTTCCATAATTTCTACGATTGATTCGAAAGAATCTTTGAATGTCTTTGACTGTGTCGTAAAGACATTTCCGTCATTATCTAAGATAGACAATAAGTGTGCTGTATCATCTTCTTTTTCGTCATCGAAATACAGGAAACCTGAAATTTCTATGACAGTACCATCTGGTACATCCTTTACAGTTGTTATCTCAGCTCCCTGTGTCATCAAGTAGAGTTCTTTTTTTGAAAAATCTCTTGATTTTTCGTTAATTTTAATTGCCATTGCTTATTATTCCTCTCTTTCTTCTTTCTCTTCTTTTCCTACGTTTTTTGCGTATTTAATAAATTCAGAATCTGACATTGTATACACAGATTCTGTCTTTGTTTCAGAAATCTTTGAAATGAAGATATACCCCATTTCTTCAATTTTTCTGTTTAACGCCAGTTCTTTTCTTTCTTCTTTCTGAAATGACCCAACTAAGGTAACTTCAACCTCTTCAATTTTTTCTTCTTTTTTGTTTAGCACTTTACAAAGTGCTTTTGTGGTTACAATTGTTCTTGTCATTTTTTCCTCTCTTTCTTCTTTTTTCAACTTGCAATTTTTTTTTGTACATCATCGGTACAATACAATTGTACCTCATCGGTACAATACAATTGTACCATATGAGGTTGCTATTGTCAAGTAATTATTTTGATATTTATGAGATTATATCCATATATCTGTAATAACACCTTTTTTATTCATTTCAAAACAAAAACAAGTACTGTTTGGCTTATCTTCATATGCTATTAAGTCATAGCCAAAATTTGAGCTTTTGTTTATATATACACTGTTTTCAGAATCAAATGAATCAATAATAATTTCGGACATTTCGTCATCATATATATTTCCGATACATTTTTCCTTTAATTCCTGTAAAATCTGATTGTCTGTTTTATACATATTTACCTCTTTTCTGACCGTATAGCCGATATCACAGCAATGTTCATTAAC